TGAATAAAGTAATTATGTATATTCGTTATTTCTTCTGTTTGTTTTGAATTTTCAGTAAGATTTACCTCTGTAAAATTTGGTTTTCTGTCATTTTCAACTTTTATTTGAATACTAGAAGATTTTTCAAAAAAATCTATCAAATAATCGCAGACATAATCTTCTACAGAGTTATCGTAAATCTGAATAAAATCATTAAGTTCAACCATAGGAAAACTCTTTTTGTGCTGCTTCGTCCAATGCTTGCATCACTTCACCAGTAAAGTATTTCTCTGGATTTTCCATAATTGTCTTACCATACTGTGAGGTTCCATCGGGAACTTGATATCTTGTACCAGACTTCTCAAATATACCATACTTTTCAGCAAGGTCAAGAAGACCATAATACTTATCAAGTCCACGTTCATCATAATAAAGACGAACTTCTACAGTTTTATTCTCTTTACTGAGACGTGATTTGTGAGTGGTTGCCTTAATGATATTACCAACAACTTCTGTGCCATCTTTTTCTTTTTTCTTAGAAAGATAGATGATGGTAGATGCTGCGTACTTAAGACCAGAACCACCACTCATTTCTTTAGTTGGAACATAAGAACCAACAACATCATAAGTATGGTTTGTAACAATCATTGGAATTTTTGCTTGTCCCAACTTCAAGGTTAACATCCTAAAAGCACCTTTTACAAGTTGTGATTTAGTCATGTCACGAACCTGCTTCTCGGCAAGTGCATCATCAATTTCCTTTTCAGTTGAAAGCATTCCAAGAGAATCAAGGACAAACATGCAAGGTTTGCGTTCTGCTTCCTTTTTCTTAAGATACAAATCCACCGCCTTAAGTGCCTTAGAACGGAACTCTTCAATCGTCACAACATTAATAACAACAATACGATTGACATCCAATCCTCTACTTTGAAGTAGGGACTTTGTTACGGCAGCCTCAGTATCAAAATAGAGGCAATAACCATCGGGATTATTATCAAGGAAGTTCTTAACCACGGCGAGAGAGAAAAAAGTCTTTCCAGTACTAGACTCTCCAGCAATAGCAGTAATCTTATTCCCAGATACACCACCAAGTAAACTACCTGAAACCAGTGCATTAAAAATGAATGAACCCGTATCAACATAAGTCTCTGTTTCATCAATGTCAGCAGCAAGTTGCGTATACTCACCACCAATTTCTTTTACAATATCTTTAAGAAAATCCATTATGCTACCATCCCATATTCGTCACGTAAGATTTTTTTGTAAGGAAGACCTTGCTCCCTAAGTTCTTTTACAAGTTTAAGTTTTTGATATAGTGCAGTATCTCCACCAAGATGCATAGCACTTACAATTGTATTCAGTTCTTCGTCGTTAATCGGCAAATCCATTAGGAAAAAAATGATTCTAGGGTAATTGTTTTTTCAACTTTCCAACCAATTGCATCAAGGATAACCCTCATCGGTTCCAAGAATGCTTTATTGAATTGTAGTTCATAGTCAATGTATTTGTCCAATCCCAATTCCTTAGGAAACTCCTGAATATATGAGATTACATTCTCTCGGATTGGATTGGGAAGTTTTAAATAACAAAATTTAATTTTTTCACCATTCTGAATTGCTGCATACTTTTTATCGAGTTTCTTTTCCTTGATAAAATGATTATACAGAAGAGCACCTCGAACGTGGATTGGAGTTCCCTTTCCATAAATTGTTGCGTGTGCTTTATGTTTAACAACATCAGAAACAGTTCTTGGGAATGAAATCTCTTCAACAGAAAGATCAGTAAACTCTTTACGAGACTGTTCAATATAATCAATCATATCATCTTCAGTCTTAGTCATAATGAGTTTAAGTGCGTCCTTAATCATCTGACGACAAGGAGCAGGAGTAGAAGATTTAACTGCTTCTAGTCCCATAATCTTTAGTTTTGGTTGTTCATATCGAACACCTTCACTATCCCACACATTAAGAATGTATCGTTTCTTGGCAGTCCAGATTCCACGGTCAGCAATATTTTCCCGTTTCATCTGCATCTTTTGTTCGTATGCATTCACATAGTCAGCCAATTCTTGGTAAGAACTTTCAATATAAGGCTCAAGTTCCATTTTACAGATCTTATCAAGGAACGAGACAATTTTCTCACGAGTCTCCTCTCTTCCTTTGTATACACATTGCACCAAAGGACCCATATTAAGATAGATAGAATCAGTATCTGAAGCAATAACATAATCAACATCATCAGTTTTCAACACCTTATTTAGATACTTATTCATTTTACCTTCAATCCAACGGATTGATACCTGCCCAGACAAAGTAATTGCCTCAGCATTTGCCAATTTATAGTATCTAAAATATTGGTTTCCAATGGCACCATAAGCAGAGTTCAAAGAAATTTTCTTTGCCATCTGAATATTATTACAACGAGCAATCTCCTTTTCCAACTCTCTGGTAGGAGTTTTCTCGTATGCTTTCTTTGCCTCAATCATTTTCTTTTTGAAGATCACTCGGTCTCCATACATCTTCTCCATCAATTCGGGAAGGAATCCCTTCACGTCCTTACGATACATTGCACCATTGGCACAAACTGCATAATCCTTATAGAGTTCAAAGTTAATTTGCTCCTGAAGAATTCTATCCACAGTTGCTTGAGGATGCCTCTCATCTAGAAGTGTTTCTGGAGAGATATTATATTGCATAATAAGATGAGGATACAGAGAGTTGAGGTCAAAACTGACAACCCAATCATAAATCCCAGGAATTGGTTCTTTGACATATGCCCCTGCATATTTTTCATCCTTTGATGATTTATCTTTTGGGGGAATAACAATGTTGCGTTTCTTAAGGTAGTTGTAAATAATGGCATCCCAAGTTCTTACCTGAAAAAACACATCATTATAATTAACCTTAGCATCATATGCCATCGTCAATAGCAACTCAATGAGTTTCATCTTGTCTTCCAATTGGTCAACAAGTTCAACGTCTTTGATGTTATAATCAACAAACTTTTGCCAATCTTTTGTATAGAAATCTCGGAAAGTGTCAAACTCGGAGTGGTCCAACTTTTTTTGTCCCAGTTCCACGAATGCAATATGGTCGAGTCGGTATGATTCCTGGTTTGTGTAAGTAAATTTCTTATACAAATCAAGATAGTCAATCACAGAAACCCCTGCAATTTCGTAAGAGATTTGTTCTCTGCCTTGAATTACAAGTTCTTTTCTACGGATATTACCCCAAGGAGAAAGACGACGTGCTTCCTTTTCCCCCAGAATCCGTTCAATACGTCCAGCAATATATGGAATATCATACAACTCGCAGTTCCATCCAGTGATGGCATCTGGAGTATTCTGTTGCCAAAATGCAAGGAACCGATGAATCAAATCAATTTCATCAGAACATCTTACATAGGCAAGGTCTTTACGAGCATTATCATAGTGCCTTGCATTTGCAAAACAGACAATCTGCTTTGTCGCATAGTTCTGGAGAGTGATAGTCAGAATTTCTTCTGCACAATCAAAAACATTTGGGAATCCACCCTCAGCAGAAACCTCAATATCAATCGTAAACAATCGAATCTTTGTAATATCAAATTTGATTTCTTCTTCAGGATACTTATCGGAAATATACTGTGCTTTATAGTTATCATTACCATAAACAGTAAATCCCTCAACTTTGGAATACTTGTCTAAAAATTCCTTACAATCAGAAATCTTTCCAGGTTGAATAGGTTCGACTTGGTATCCATCCAACGTTCTATATTTTGTTTTTTTCTTTGAAGGTACAAATAGAGTGGGTTGATAATCTTCTTCTATTTGAAAATACTCACCATTGTCATAACCACGGACCAACATTTTATTAAATTTTTCATAGACGTTGGTATAAAATCTCATTGTGTAAGTTCTAAGTATTTGTCAAGTAATGATTTTTTAGGTTCAATCAATGTCAGAATTTTATCTGAACTCATCATAAATTCATCTAAATTTGTGAATTCACTTAACCAAGGAGAAATATTTAATTCAGAATCAATAAGATAAGGTTTAACTAATCTACAATCTGGTTCCCCCAATTCAGAAGATACTTCTTCAACCCTCGTTATCAGAGATGTGTTGTTCATCAACACCAGTATTAGCACTTGACTTTCCATTCATTCTTTCCTCATAAGATTGTTTTAGCATTGCAGTTGGTTCAACTATTGTAACTACCCAATCAAATCCAACTGCAATATCAGTGTCATGCGACAAAGGAATCCAAGGAATAAATGATACACTATATTCCCGTTCCTTTTCAGTTTGCTCCATTAAAGTTTGTGGAGATAGTAATTTAACAGAATAAGGATTTTGGAAAACGAAAGATACTGCTTTCCCATCGTCATCTACCAATTCCTTAATATCCGCAATAATATCTTCCCCAGATTTTAAAACCGCAAGTTTAACAGCCATTTACTTTAAGCACCTCAAAAAATTATAGCAAGAAAAAAGGGGGAAGTCAACTGGATTTTGCCAGTCGTTCCCCTGCGCCGACGATATTCAATTATATTTATAGATAATCTTTTCGTTTGTGGTGGTCGGGAACAATCTTCTTTAAGTTGACAGAGAGGAGTCCGTCCTCAAAGGATACATCTGCGACTTCTGTATCGTCTGCCAGTGTCCACGCTCTCTTGAAAGATCGTTGAGCCAATCCCTTATGGACGTAGTTGGTGTTGGATTCCTTATCCTCTTTTTGTCCTTCAACAAATAGTTTCCCATCTTGTGTATAGACATAAACCTCCTTCTTTTTAAATCCAGCAAGTGCAAGTTCAAGTCTTGATTCTACGTTGCTTACTTGAACTAGGTTATATGGGGGATAGTTAGAAGTTGTTTCGTGAATTTTAAAAATACGATCAAAGTATTCATCCATACCAATTGTATTGCGATTAATTCTTTCCAGCAAAGCAGGAAGATCCGCAGCCTGATACTTCATCAGATTAGTCATTATGGTAGCTCCTTAAAAAGCGAGTTTGTGTTTTGTGGACCCTTTCGGCATCCCATACTTATATATCAAAAAACAATAAAAAAGGGAGGTGTTGACCTCCCCACAAAATCATTCGGTTTCCCCTTCAACTCTTTTTTTCTTAGCACCAATATTATACTTAGTTTCCAAAATCCAATCACCTTTGTCCTTATAAGAAAGGACCTTGATTTGATTGAGTGGTGCAATATCTTGAATTTTATTAACATCAACAATAGTAATTAGACCCCAATCAGCAAGTAATTGAGAAATCCTGTTGCGACGTTGGACATCATTCACCGTAAGATTTGCTGGTTTGCCATCAAGAGCAAATAACTCCTTAAAATGAACTAGGTAATACTTACCTTGTTTATGCAGAATATGGCAAGATTGATAAATCTTTTTTTCTTTGCGTGATGCTACACCAATTCTGGTAAGAGTCTCACGAACCTTCAAAAAATCATCTGGTTCATTAAGAATAACTTCCACCATTTGGTCTGGTGACCACTTCACTTCAGGTTCTTGAACGACGCTCATTTTGTTCCTCCAACATCAAGTTTTTGTTTAATGAAATTAATTTGTTCTTCAGAAAGAATCCTCAACGCTTGCTCTGCCTTTTCAGTACTATAACCATAGTAAGATTTGACGTATTCAAGGTCTTTAATTTTTTCCTTTTTTATCCAAGGAGAAAATCTCTTCTTGGTTCTCACAGTATTTATAAGAAAATCATATTGAAGTTTCTTATCTAGTCTGTTATTGATATTTAATTCATTAACAAACATAATACAATCAATACTGCCACTGAGGCACTTATTAACAATATACGGGGGATACTCCTTTTCAAGAGTACGGTCTTCATCAAGAAGATTTTTTTTTGTTTGGTTAATTGAATTTAACCAATCTTTCAATTCAACCATTTCACGAACTATCAAAGAATTATCTTTTTCTCATTTGGAGTAATCAATTTACTTCCAAACATCTCATTATATTTTTTAGAAAGATCCTCTTGAACTTCTACTTTGTATATAATATGAGTTTTGGACAAAATAATTTCTGGTTTATCTTGATTAATAACTGTTGCCCAAGGAGCAAATCCTACACCATTGTTTGTAGGAAGAACTACAAGAGCATTCTGAATAGTAATTGTATCTTCTGTTTCAGAAAGAAGTTCAGCAACTACTTCTTCACCAGTTGTAATACGTAGTAATTTTACATCAATCATTTAAATTTACACTCCACCATAATTTCAGTTAAAGCAGCAAGAAGATTAATTTCTTGGTCTGCCACAAATGCTGCTTGATACTGATACTTAGCAACAATAAGGACGGCAGCAGCAATAGAAGGACCATCAAGGAGTTCATAACAAGCATCGTAAACACGACGCAGAAGCACCCCAGAATCATTATCCAAATTACTAACTACCCATTTACGTACTTCAGGAAAGTTCTTTTCCTTAAGACTCTTAATTAGGTCATCAGTTTTTATCTCCGAGAACGAGGAGAGAATACCTGTATCAATTTCTCCACTAACTGAATACCTTTGGCATTCATTGAGAACTCTTCTCCAGTCTGGGAAATGCTTGTTGATGAGTTCTGCAAGGACTCTTGTATCGAACTTAATGTTTTCCAGTTCAAGGATTTGTTGGAGTCTTTTGAAGAATCCTGCTGCGATTGCTGGTTTTTGTTTTGAAGTAATTGAGAACTCAACGACCGCACACCTTGAATGAAGAGGTTCAATGATTTTGTTTTTGTAGTTGCAGGTGAAGATGAATCTGCAGTTGCCACTAAACTCCTCAGTAAACGCCCGTAGGAGGAGTTGTACATCGTTGGTTGTGTTATCTGCCTCATCAATGATGATGACTTTGTGTTTAGCAGTTGCCGTAAGTGATACGGTCGAAGCAAAGTTTTTCGCATTGTTTCGGACAGTATCGAGGAATCGACCTTCATCGGATCCATTGATGACATAAACATCTACTCCAAGTTCATTGCATAATGCCTTTGCAACTGTGGTCTTACCACAACCAGCAGGACCAGCAAGAAGCAAGTTAGGCACTTCACCCTTATTTAGAAAGTCTCTAAATGTTTTCTTAATATTCTCAGGGAGAATACAATCTTCAATTGTCCGCGGTCTATACTTTTCGCACCAGAGAAAATCAGTTCTATCAATATTCATTATTTAAAAGCAAAATTTTTGTAGGTATTCATTAACCAATTCTGGTTTATCTTCCAACCAATATGCCTCAAGTTCATAAACTTGATGCTGTTTTGTTATGTTAGAAGACCTCATAACATCATTCAATTTCCAAGGGTCTAACTGGATATCTTTGATTCCAATTGGACCACCTTTACAAGAATGAACTACGTGAACTGCCTCGTGATAGACAGTTTCATTCACATAATGTTTTACTGGACTAACAGAATTTTTAATATTATTGGTACAGATTACAAAATCTGGTCTAGTTAAGGTGCCCAACAGTTCTTTATTCCTACATATTGGAGCATTTTCCCTAACAATATAATTTTTAGAAATAATTTTATTAAGTATTTGATTTCCAATAGGTGTTAGATAAAGAAGAAAGTCCATTACGAAAAAGTAGAATCGGGTTCAAGGGCAATATAATAATTCAAATTATATTTTTCATTAGTAAACTTAGAAAGAAGTTTCTTGGATACAACAACATCATAAGTCCCAGGAATAATCTTAATGTTTTCCACTTTGAAGTTGAAAGTAAACTCACTATCAGTTTCACCCACAATAATAGAAAACTCGTTAGATGTGTCGTTCTTTTTATCACGAACAACAAGTTTAACTACACCTGCTTCACCAACTGCAGAAAGGTCAGGAAGTTGATAAACAGCAGATGCTTTAATCAGTTTATCAAGTTGAGAGTGCTCCAATTGGAAACAAACATCTTGAGAGGGAAGTTCAAGTTCCTTATCGGGTGGAGTAACAATTACTTCTGGGTCAGCAAAGAAATATTTTACCCTACGTTTTCCTTCTCGGATAATAAGATGGGTGTCATTAGAAAAATCAAGATCAGGGTCTTGATGCAGACTCAAACCATTTAGAAACTGGTTAAGGTCATAAATTGCAAAGTCCCTAGGGAAAGTTTCCTTAACTTCTGCTTCGGCAAGAATGTTCTTCATCACACTAATTGTGCGGAGTTTTGAACCGTTCTTAACCAAAATAGATTGATTAATAGAAGCAAAGTTCTTAAGGGTTGTAATAGTCTCAGGAGAAAGTTTCATATAAGGTATCAATTCACTTGTTTTCAATGAGGTTCAGATGATTAATCAAAAGCATTGTATAGTGGAGGACTTTAAATAGATCCTGTCGGGGAGTTCCTTTTACATCATACCGATCAATATACTTAGTTACATTACCAGCACAGAATCCTTCACGACGATTGTGCTTGATTTTATCTAGTGTTTGCTCTTTTCCACCACCAGTTCTATCAACATAATGCTGACTATAGGTGCTTGCAAGGTACTCTTCGAGTTGTTTCAGAATTTTGTCTTCATTATACTTCCAAAAACCGTTTTTATTATTATTAGTATTCATATTAAAAGTAATTGTATCGGGGGAATAGTGGGGGTTTCCCGTAAGACTAATTCCATCATTGTACCAAAACTCTTGGGATGCGATGGTGTCATCACCATTACTCAAATTCAAAAAGTTTTCTTCCACTTCAAACTCATTACTAAAGGTCCTTTTTAAGTATATCAGGTTTTGGGGAACAGTCAAGAAGCAATTTTACTGAATCCCTTGATTTTCTCAAATTTAATCACATCATCAAAAGAATCCATCATTTCATCTGTCTTATGTGAAATAACAAATACATTTGTATCTTTTAACATATATCTGATTATTTTACTAAAGTAATCAATTCCATTTCCATCTAAAGAACTATCAAATACTTCATCAAGAATTAGAAGATTTGTGTTTGCAGAATTCTTCATTCTTGCAATTTCCCTCCAAGTAAAAAGAATAGCAAGATTGATTCTCATTTTTTCACCTTCACTGAAAGATTCATATGTAAAATCTTCGTGAATTGGGGATTTTAAATTTTCCTTAAATTCTTCATCAAAAGAAAAATTAATATAAAAATCCATCAAATTCAAATACTTGTTGATTTGGG